ATGTTCTAAGCAGCGTCTTCTTCTTCGCGCGGATCAACCCAGTCAGGGCAGAGTTCCCAAGCGCCGTTGACGTAATTGTACTTACAACCGTACCAATCGTCTGGCTCAGTCACGCCTTCGATCAGCGTAGAGTTGTTAGCGTTAAGGTCGCCAATAATAAAGTCCAAGTTAGCAGGGTCGCCTACTTCGATGCAGTCAGCCTTCATGTTGACTTGCTTGTCGTCAGCAAACAGGTACTTAGAGCAGTTCATTTCGCAGACAATCGTCTTCATTGGTCTATCCTTCTAATAGTATTGAGGTTGTTGATAATGCCCGTCCTGCGGGGACGGAAGATACTGTGGTTGATAAAGAGCCGTCAGCTTGGACGTAATAGTCAGAGCTAGTAGTTAAGCCTTGGTTTACATTAAACGTCCTAGCAACCGCCGAAGAAGAGTCTACTCTGTTAATACCTATAACCTGAGACGTATCTGGATCATAGGCTATTCTTAAAATAGCTGCTGAAGTTGAAGTTGAAACACTCAGCGAACCTCCAAATGTAATATCTGTTCCAGAGACAGTGGATATTTGTATAACAGGACTTGTTCCATTGCTAGCTTCTTGGTACGCCTGAATCATGTGTCCAGTAGATGTATCAAACGTCAACCCACCGTTAAACCCAGAACTTCCTGCTACTGTTTCTGTCCCAAAAGATATCGTTGTCCCCGACACCGTACCGACTCTTGCGCTCCAATCCGGAGGGCTAACCCCACGGTTTGCGTAGGCTACTACAACTTTTTGCGCTACAGGTTCGTATTTTACATATACTGGGGCAACAACAGCGTTAACAAAAACTGTGGTTGACCCTACCGAAATAGAAGTGCCTGAAACTGTACCGACTGCCGCTGTTCCGTAACTTGAGTTGCCGGAATCAGTATAGGCTAGAACTACTTTTTGGGCGTTTGTGTCATAGGTAACAGCCGTCTGAGTTATCTCCGAAGCAGTAAAATCATATTCCGTACCAAAACTAATTGAAGTACCGCTAATTGTGCCTACAATTAAATGCCCGCCCGCTGAACTACCATAAGAAAGTATTACTTTTTGAGATGTGGAATCATACGTTGCATCAGTGCCTGCAATTGAGCCGGTATGAAAATCACCCGCAGAACCAAAACTAATTGAAGTTCCGCTAACAGTGCCAACTTTCGCTCTACCCGGAAACGGAGAAACATTGTTCTTGTACGCAGCTACTACTTTTTGGGCGTTTTCATCATAGGTTAATGCGATACTGTCAACTTCGTTAGACTGTATAACAACCGGAGTACCAAAAGAGATAGCGGCTCCTGAAACAGTGCCTACTACGGCGGTCAAGTAACTTGAGTTACCTTGATCTATATATAAAACAACCGCTTTGTTATTTGCGGTGTCGTAAACAATTCTTTGTTGGGCGTTACTAACATTCCCTGACTCATAGGCGACTGCGGTATTTGCGGAAACTGAGTCAGGAACTAGCCCTGTGTTCGTAATAACCCCACCCTGCACAATCACTGCGCCTGTGGCTGTATCTGCTATGGCTTGGTCTGTTATGCCTATGAAGTCGGTATTTGAAGCGCCTGCCGGTGATACATAAACAAGCCCACCACCCACTTCCGAGGAGGTTGTTCTACTTGCGCTTACAAACTGGTTAGTGTTTGTGTCATAGGTTAACCCGCTTTGATACACTTGACCTTGGTCGCTTGTAACGGCCCTATCGCCAGAGGCAGAAACGCTTGTCCCAGAAACCGTTGCCGTAAATTGACGGATTGGGAACGGGGAAACCAAACTGCCATATATTACTTTATGGTTTTGGGTGTCGGGGTTATATGCCGCTGAAACTTCTCCGTTTACTCCTACACTAGCTAAAGTTACCGCTGTGCCAAAACTAATAGATGTGCCTGAAACTGTGCCGACAACGCCCAAAACATAATCAGTGGCGCTGTCTTTGTAGGCTATAAAAATTTTACCTGCGTTTGTGTCAAATGAACCGGAAGGGAATCTATTATCGGTGCTAGTATTAACGTCAACAGGTGTGCCCCAACTAATTGCCGTACCTGAAATTGTCCCTATGACCCCCTGAAAGCGGTTATTGTTACCTTTATAAATGTTAATAACTTTATTGTTTGTCGAGTCAAAGGTTAAATCAATCATTTCTACCGTGAAGCTGCTGTTGTCCGTGTCAAACCGAACCGCGGAGCCAAACGATATGCTTGTGCCGGACACTTGCCCCGCAATACCCCAGCCTTGTTGAAACCCATCATATTTAGTAAACGCTATGGCAATACGATCTACATTGGTATCATAAATTATTGACGTATAACGAGTGTTAAAACTTGAAAAAACAACCGCAGTACCAAAACTTATACTTGTTCCAGAAACAGTCCCTACTATTGCAGTGCCGTAAGAGGAATTAGTGTCATCCTCGTAAGCGATTATTACTTTACTTGTGTCGGGGTCAAAAACAATATCTATATAGTTTGTAGTTCCTGCTTCAAACTGCACGGGAGTACCAAAAGATATAGACGTACCAGATACCGTACCCACTACAGCCATACCAACATCCGGCCCTGCTGCGGTTTCTCTATACGCTACAACAATTTTATCGTTTGTAGAGTCATATGCAGAAGCAACGTACCGTACTTGATTGCTAGAAAATTCAACCATTGCCCCCGAAGCCAAACCTATTGAACTCACAGTCCCATCAGAGTTAAGCCCGACAGTAGCCCCAGACCCTAACGTACCACTAGCCACGAAGTCCGCACTTTTTGCCCCTGCTCCGGCAGGTAGTAATTCACTCAAATTGCTCATGTTGTGTAATCCAAGTTAATGCTAGTGGAGGACAGGGCTTTGCCTGCTAGTACGGTAGATGTCGATCCGTTTAAACTATATTGATATATTATGTCGGTTCCTCTTCCTGTCACATACATTTTTGAGCCTGTGCCGTTAAAAATTGCACAGTGTGGGTTGGTATCCTGAGATGCCACTGAAAAACTAGCGCCGGAATATGACGCGGTAGAAATGTCAAACCCAACTGTTAAATTGTATTGATATACAGAATCCGTAGACCTATCAACAAGGTATAGAATTGTCCCGTCAGAATTAAATTCTATGCCTCTTGGGTCTGTGACTTGTGCAGAAAAAGAAAAACTATCTACAAAAGACGCTGTAGAAACATCAAAGCCAGTAGATAGCGTGTACTCATAAACATTATCGTTAGTAATCCCACTAATAAACATCTTAGTGCCGTCAGTGTTAAACGCCAAACCTGCCGGGCCGGTGTCTTGTGAAGCAACAGAAAAGTTTTGGGAGTATGAAGCGGTGCTTATGTCAAAACCCGTACTTAGTGTATATTCGTTTACGTCTTGCCCAGTATAACCAACAACGAACATTTTGGTGCCGTTAGTGTTGAAGGCTATATCTTGAGGATTGGAGTCTTGAGAGGCCAAAGAAAAGTTTCTAACAAATGACCCTGTCGATACATTATATGCTGTTGATAAACTGTACTCGTTTACATCGTCACCGGAAGCATCTACGACAAAGATTTTTGTTCCATCGGCGTTAAAAGCAATCCCTTGGGGGTCAGTTGCTTCCGAAGCGACACTGAGGCTTATGTTGTCGTAAACCGCCCCAGAAAGATTGTACGGGTCCGGGGCAGTAGGTGAACTTATAGACCCATCACCCTGCACGTAATAAAGTGCGTTAGGCGTTAGCCCTGAGACGTTGGTAGAGATGCCGCCTTTGATTGTCACCGAGCCAGATGCAGTGTCGGAGATAGCGGAGTCTGTTATGCCTATGAAGTCGGCGGAGTTTGTTGCGGAGGTTGTGTAAACTACTCCTGTACCATAACTTGAATTAGCTTCGTCTAGATATGCAATAACTACGTTGTTACCTGCCGAATTATAAACCGCGCTATTATGAGATAAAGTAGATGATGTAAAACCTAATGGTGTTTCAAAAGATATAGATGTTCCGCTTACAGTACCTGCTATTACCCTATCTTGAGTATTATCGTAACTGTTATATGCTATTACTACTTGATTTACATTCGTATTAAATGTAGCTGAAAGGTAATAGGTATCTCCGGTATCTATAGTTACCGCTGTCCCAAAAGAAATAGACGTGCCGCTCACCGTACCGACTACTGCTTTTGCAGAAGTTGTTCCATTTCGATACGCTATAACTATTTTGTTTTCGTTGGAATCAAATGTAGCTGTAGTAAAAGTAGTGGCAACGCTATCAAAAACAACAGCGGTCCCAAAAGAAATAGAAGTGCCGCTCACCGTTCCTACGATTGCTGTGCCATAACCTACGTTGCCGCCGTCAGCATAAGCTATGACTATTTTATTGTTACTTGAATCGAATGTTGTTGCTGTGTCAGTAGTTGATGCGCTTTCAAAAACTACAGCAGAACCAAAAGAAATAGACGTTCCACTCACCGTTCCTACTATAGCTGTGCCATAACTTGAGTTATAAAAGTCTTTGTAGGCTATAACTACTTTATTGTTACTTGAGTCGAATGTTATTGATATGCTTTGTGTGTTGGAATTCTCAAAAATTACTTCTGTTCCAAAAGAAATAGACGTTCCGCTCACCGTTCCTACTATAGCTGTGCCTTTTTGTGAGTTAGAACTGTCTCTGTAGGCTATAACTACTTTGTTAGCATTAGAATCAAATGTGCAGGCCATTTGTGTACTATTTACGGAGTCAAAAACTACAGGAGTGCCGAAGCTAATTGTAGTTCCTGAAACAGTTCCTACTACGGCTGTGCCATAATTTGAGTTGCCTTTATCCTGATAAGCTATGACTACTTTATTATTGCTAGAGTCGTAAACAGCGTCTATATGAGCAACGCTTGCGCTTTCAAAAACCGATGCAGTTCCCACGTTTTGAGAAACTAGTTGAACAGCCTCAACAGTCCCATCAGTCTTCAACGCAACAGCCTGCCCATTAGCCAACGTGCCACTAGCTACGAAGTTGACATTCTTTCCACCACCACCTGCGGGCAGTAGCTCGCTTAGATTACTCATGTTAAGTCCATCATGTTAATAGTGGTTGCGGAGATTGCTTGGCCTACCTTAACGCTTGAGGCTGTGGTAGATAACGAGCCGTCATCCTGAACGTAGTAGTCAGAGCCTATGGTCAATCCTGTCTGCGCTTCGTTAATCCCACCGTATACGTTTACTGGGCCTGTGGCTGTGTCAGAGATTGCTTCGGCTGTTATGCCTATGAAGTCGGCGGAGTTGGTTGAAACAAACGCAGGTGTGTAAGTAATTGCTGCTCCGTAATCTGGGCCATCATCTCTTACAGCGGCAATCAAATATTCATTGACAGAGTCATAAGCCAAGTTGTGCTGCCTAACTGCGTCAGCCGTAACCGTGCCTAACCCTAAACTTGTAGGCGTAGTCCCACTAATTGTTACTGACATAGCACTTATATAGCCAGAAACAGTATCGTTCCTACCGCCCACCACGGTTATATTTTTGTCTGGAAGGTATATAGAAGATAAATACTCAATGTTATCTGTTGTAAGTGAGGTTTGAGTTCCCGCTGTGATTGTTGTTCCACTAACACTCAGAACTACTGCGCGGGTATCGCTATTGGTAAAATCTAAAAATGCCAATAAACCCTTACTTTGAGATGAATCATAAGTTATTGACAGGTAACCGCTAGAGCCTGCCGACATATTTGTTGTAGAACCAAACGTAACCCCGCTTGTAGTACAAGTAAGGACATTGAAAGCTATATTTGTTGTAGAGGTTCGGTAGGAAAATAAAACCTGTTCAGTATCTGAATCATAAGCGGTTGTCACCCAAGCGTTAATACTTAGGCTGCTAGTATTTTGTACCCTACTGAGGCTGGTCCCGCTTACGTTAATAACGCCTGTATACGCTGTGCCACTTACATTTACTACTGAAATTACTCTGTCTATATGGGCATCATATGTTAAAGCAACAGAATTTCCACCGGTAGCATCTTGAACTACTATATCGGCTAAAGCTCCTTTAGAGATAGAGGTGCCGCTAACGGTTAAAGCCTCCCCGTAAGTGCCTCCATTGGCTTGACTATGGGCACAAACAAACTTTCCAGAGCCTTCGTGATATGCAATGTCCCCAGAATCTATTTTTCCTGCTGTTGAGAGAACTACTAAGGGTGTACCAAAGGTTAAATCACCAGAACTATTAAGCTCCCCCGCAACAACCGTCCAGTAATTGTTGTTGCCGTTATCGTTGTACATAACAACAAATTTACCGCCCCCATAAGCAACTTTTTGTCCATAACTTACAGCTGACTCAAACGTGGCTGTATCTGCATGAGTTAATGCAGCATTACTTTCCGCAACCGCACTCACAGTTCCATTGCTATTTAGCACAACAGTCTGCCCAGAACTCAAAGTCCCAGACGCAACAAAGTCTACAGCGTTTTGTCCACCGCCTGTCGGCAGCAGTTCCGACAGATTACTCATTTATACAGTCCATCCTATAGTGGCATCAACGTAGCTCATAGTTATCTCGGCAAAGTTTTTGTCAAAGATCAGGTCTGTAGCAGAGCTTGCGATGTTTTCGCCGTTACGAGCCACGGTAAACGTATTCGCTGCTGCGTCTCCTGTTCCGTCTTTCACTGTTACGGTGTCGCCTGCGCTTGGTGAGGCAGGTAGAGTAATCGTAATGCCGGAGGCTGTGGCAACAACAAACTCACCCACTGCTGCGGTGTAGCTTGTGCCTTTGAGTATTGGCAGGGCGTTCTTAGAGTCTAGCTGAGTCTGAATCGCGCTAGTAACGCCGTCTGTGTAGTTTAGCTCGGTAGCCGTGGCAGTAAGGTCGGAGATTTCAGAGACCGTAGCAGAAAAAGTACCGCCGAGCGTAAGATCGCCTGAGCTAGTAACTGTGCCCGTAAGAGTAAGGCCGTTTACTGTGCCCGTGCCGCCTACGCTTGTTACCGTACCGGTGCCCGCTTCTGTGGGGTTAGCGTTAAGCACTGCTGCACCTGCGCCCGCACCGTCTGTGACGACCATGACCTTAGAGCCGTTGGCCACATCTACTGTAGCGCCTGAGCCTTGCTTGATCGTAATAGTCTGACTGCCGGAAGTGGCGTTCTCAATGATCCACGTCTTGGATACCGTGTTTGGCCCAAGCGTAACTTCACGAGTAGCTGTCAGGTCCACCGCCGAAGTGAACTTAAGGTACAGCGAGCGCGTGGCATCTGCTGTAGCGTCCGGCATGGTGAAAGTTTCGTTGGCGTCTGCCGCCATTTCCTTCGTGCCGTAACTAAAACCGTCAGTAATTAGCTCAAGGTTAGTATTGGTACTGGTGCCCCAAGTGCCGTCCTCATCACCGGTGGTGATCTCCTTGAGCCGGAGGTTGTTTACATAAGTAGCCATTTAAATTCTCCAGTACCTATACTAAGGTAGAACCGCCAGCAGGCGGGATGCTTGTCGCGTAAATCTTTGTATTCTGACGCAAGTTTAGTGCTTCGCCGCAGTCAGAACAAGTGTCAGCGTTTAGTTCAGATTCGTCTAAATCGTGGCCGCAGTTGGCGCAAACCACTTCAATCTCATGCTTGGGGTCTATTGCATCGCCCAGTTGTACTGCTTCTTTTACTGTCTTCATGCTGCTATATCCGTCCAATTTGGTGTTTGACTGTCGTCTACGTCTACCCAGCCTGCGTTCTGATTCGGTACGATTTCACCCCAAACCAGCACTGTTCCGACTTGACCCGTGGCCTGTACGCCAAGTGGGTAAACCTTCGCCCCTGCGGTCTCGGTCGTCTCGCCTAGTGCAGTAGTGCCCTGAACGCCCGTCACGTCTACGTTCTGTTGGAGCAGTACCGTGATGTTGCCCAGTGTAGCGGTGGCCTCTAGGCCCGTAGCATCGAGTGAGGAATCCCCGATTATCTCTACATTGCCCGCTGTAGCGGTTGCAGCTACACCTGTGACGTTTATGGCTACAGTAGTTATCGGCCCTGCCGTGCCTAGCGCACCGGTACCCTCAACGCCCGTAACTGCAACAATAGCGTCCGCTTCTACTAGCGGGGTACCGATCTCACCGGTGGCTGCGTTACCAAGGGCGCTTATTGCCCCGTCGCCGTTAACCGCTATATTGCCAAGGGCTGTGGTAGCTTCGACCCCCGTAGGGAATACACCAACGCCTTCACCGACAGTAACCGAGCCAACCGCGCCGATAGCCGCAAGGCCAAGGGATTCACCCCAAGCCGCCTGCCCCCAGACTCCGCGACCCCAGCCGCCTAAGTAGACCGTGGCATTAAATACCGCAACACCCGTCTCGCCCGTAGCACTAAGCCCAGTAACCGAGACAATCGCATCTGCCTGAGCATCCGCCGTACCAAGACCCGTAGTGGCTTCAACACCCGTAAGGGTAACAACCGCACTAGCTGCAACACCTACTGTCCCTACAGCACCGGTACCGACTGGCGTGGCATTACCTTCGCCCCACGAATCAGTACCCCAAGAGCTGTATCCCCAACCGGAGACTGGGACAATAACGTCAGCCATCTAAGTGCCTTAAGCGATACGGATAATCGCGTTGCTCGCGTCAGCAGCAGGGAACACAATAGTGAAGTCGCCCGCAGTAGAGGTCTTGTCCGCACCAAAGTCCAGAACCGCAACAGCAGGGTTAGTGCCGCCGTCAGCCAAGTAGATCAGTGCGCCGCGAGCCGTAATAGTCGCTGTAGACCACGTAGTATCTGCAAAGTCCAAAAACGCTGTGGTGCCTGTAGACGCGGGATTAGCTGAGATAGTCAGCGTGTTTCCGCCCGCCGAATAGCCTGTGCCTGAAACTTCGTTAGTAGCCGAATACGCAGTAGTAGTCGCATCTAGCGTAGCTGACGAAGTAAATAGAGCAATCTTGAATGTCTGTGTTGTGTCGCTGCTGAAGTCGAAAGTGCCATCAAGCACGCCAACTTTGAACGATGTAACCATAGCTTGTGTGATAGCCATTTCTCTTTCCTCTTAAATTAACGCGGTTCAATCCTAAGCTGACCAGAGCGGTACATATCTTCCCGCAGCTTGCCATCGCCCAAGTTCTTTAATAACGCAATAGCGTCGATATACATCTTCTGGTACAGGGCCACCATATCCGGCTCACCCTTAATAAAGCGTATGGCCTCGACCAAAGCGCCGTTAAGCAGTGCGGAGTCAAACTCCTCGCCCAACCAAGTAGTACCGGCGGTGACAATAGACTCAGGGTAGTACCCGTAATGCAGCTCAACCTCGTAGCTAGCGTCCGGTGTCGGACCTACAATAAATGCCGAGTCGTCAAAGACCCCGTAGTGCTTGGGTGCGCCAGTATCCGTTGGGCCGGGATACGCTTCTCGTATGAAGTTAACGTCTTTGTTCAGCAAGTATGTGTAGTTGCCGTCACCGTCAATAACCGCCAAAGAGAAGGGGTACAAGAAGTCTGTAGGGTACACCAAATACTTGTTACCAGAGGTCAGGTTACCCGTCTGGTTTTTACGCAACGCAGGAATCTGAACAGTGTTATATATCTTCTGCTCAGCCTGATCGGTAAACATAGCAAGTTGGTCGTCCGTAAACGACTGCTCACAAATGTCCTCGATATTGGTTTTAAGCTCGGTGTAATTCACCTGCTACTCCTTAACCCATTGGGCCTCGGGCCATAGTACCTTTAGTCGCCGCACCCGTGCCGCGCATCTTAACGCCGCTAGTCTTCATGTCTTTGGGCGGCTGGTTGCAGCAGTCAGCAACGCTGTACTTTACTGGCTCATTCGGATGCTCGATGATCTTCGGAACCTTTACGTTTGATCGTGACTTCATTTTCATTTCTGTCTCCTAGCTCGTAGTTACTGTTACCGTGCCTACGGCGCCTCTGCCTTCTAAATTGTCTGGCGTAAGTCCAAAAGGATCGTTTAGCCCTACTGGGTCCCATCCCCATTGAATATCCCTACTTACCGTGAGTTCCGCAGAGTCTGGTCTGGGGTCGCGTATAGCTTGTGGGTCATCTACTGGGAACTCCCCCAACCTGTTCTGTGGTTGATCTGGATTCCAACACTCGGGGCATGCCTTGATGTTGGTCCGGTTGTCCTTTCTTACTAACTCTTTGAGTTCTCTAAGTTTATACTGAAACCCACAAACATCACAGATGGCTAGTGCATTTTGTCCAGACGCATACTTGTGTCCCATAGTTACCTCACACTAGCAATACGGGGCACCAAACTAAGCGACGCCTTTTCTCTGTCCTCACCTGCCGCTAGCTCAAACTGCCTCTCGTACTCTGTCTGTAGCATAGGAATACGGGGCATCAGTTCGGGGTCTTTTTGCGCTATGTAATACGCAAGCCCTGCAACGAGGCAGGGCAAGAAACGGAAGTTAACATCAGCGGTCTGTATACCGCTTCCCGCATCCTCAATACGGCGCATACGCCAGTATTTCAAAACATAGGTGCTAGACGCGTCCGGCACAGGCCACACAGTCACCGAAGGGTTAGCCTGCCCACGATCTACATAAAGTTGTATTGGACGGCCCTCAGAGAGCTTGTTGGGGATGCTGGCGTATGTGGAGACACTGATTCGAGTAATGTTCAGGTCAGACTGTGTGGTGACGTTGCCATCGCCTGTACGAACCACGTGCTCAAGTAAATCAATAGTATCGGCTGGAAGATCGTAAGTGGCTGTCCCATCTACTAAATTTACGCTGCCTTCTTCGATGGTCCACATGTTGATGCCACGGTTCTGCCACTCAATAGTAAGCAGGTTCATGGAGCGCCTAGCTGTACGTAGGTCATAACCAGAACGCATCTCACGACCGGCACGCTCCCACGCTTCTTCCGCAATCTCGGTGAAGTCCATGTTGAACGCTGTAGTGCCAGAAGTCGCCATTATTTCTTCTTCCTTTTCAAAGGTTTAACCCTTTTGGGCTTGCCCGCCGGTTGCCCTAGGCGCTTCTTCTGCGCTACGCGGGACTTCTTTTCTGCCGCTGTCATCTCACCAGAGGTCTTAGGCGTTTTACTGGAGACTCGTTTAGAGGGCCTACAGTACGGGGTTCCCCGCTTCTCGCCCGCTTTGCGGCCACAGGCTTTGCCGGTTCGGACATCTTTCCAGTCCTCTTTGAACCAGCGCTTTAGGGCTTTGCCCTTCTCTGTCTTACGAACGGCCACTGGACTTATTGCCCCAGTTCTTAGCGCCGACTTTACGGCACTTGGCTATCGCCCCAGAAGCGTAGGCGGAAGGAAAGACTTTATAGCGTGCCTTTACCTTGCGGTAGCACTCGTCCTTCACCGTACCGCCCTTTTTAAAGGCGACGGGCTTCATTTTGCCCATGCCTCTACACTTCATCATCGCATCTGGCCCCTAGTGTGGCCCTTCTTGCAGATGCCATCACCGCGAACACAGCCGCCAGCTTTGTAACCTTTAACTTTGCCGCCCATGGCCATTTTGCCTACACCGTCAGCCGCGTAGAATGGGACTTTCTTACCGCCCTTTTCTACCATTTTCAGTGGGCCACCAGCTTTGTAGCCTTTACCAGACCCCATTGCCATGCCGCCTTTCGACAGACGTTTTGTTCCGCAACCAGCCATAATAGCCTCCTACCATTTAACTTTGTCAGCCCAGTAGGCTGCGCTCATTTTACCTTTAGCGATGTTCTTGCCGTGACGGGCCTTAAACGATTTACGCTTGGCCTTCATCTTAGCAGACTCGCCCTTTTTGGGTGCCCCAGCGGTTTTAGCGCCTTTCTGCCCAAAACGAATCACCTTCTCCTTCCCGCCCTCGCAAGCCTTCACAATGTGGGACTTTTTGGGGTGAGAAGGAGTACGTCGCGGCTTATTGCAAGCCATCGCTTTCTTGTCTACTTGCTTAGCCATTAGCTGTAGAACACCGTCATCGCAGTGATATTCGTGAGCGCAGTAATAACCACGTCGTTCTCACAGCGAATACCATAGTCTGGGATGTTAATAGAGTGCGAATCTTCTGTAGCGAAGTCGATGTCTAGTACAGTAGCCCCACCAGAGCCGTCAGTAATAGTTAATCGACCCGCGCCTACAGCACTAGTAAGCACTTGGACTTGGCGTACACGAGCGGGGCCTACGCCCAAGCTACCGGTACCCCCAGCAGCGACCCGTTTGGTTCTAATATCTGAACTAGACATAGGTTTCTCCTCTAGTTAGTAGGGATTAACCTTGCGAGACAGTAATAGTACCGTTGTCGTTCCAAAGAGCGCCTACAACTTCCGGATCTGTTTCAGGAAGAATGATGTAGCCTGTTACGTTACCAATCACATCGCCTGTTACGTCGCCAGTAGTATCGCCTTGGAAGCCGTTAGTCGAGATGACCGGGCCTGTAAAAGTGGTGTTAGCCATTTGAGAATCCTCACATGCGAGTTAATTTGGGGTGCATCTGTCTGCATGTCGTCAGCCGGGACTGTCAGATACACCGGATGACCCCGGTATAGGTACTATATACCACTTCGGAGCTAAGTCCACAATACTTAAGTAAAAAAGACCCGGCAGTTGTGGCTACCGGGCCAAGTCTCTAGGGGAGATAAAGCAGTTTCACAGTATCACTTAAGCCTGTGTTCGTAAATGTTCTTTATCCACCACATAAACATATCTTCGCTAAGCGTGTGTTTCATGGTGTTAACGCGGTTCGCCACTAGTTGGGCGTTCCCCCGTACGTAAGGGCCGTTAGGGTTTATGCGGTCTATAGAGGCGTTAAAGTCTTTCTTCTTACGGTCTCCGTAAGTGCCGTCTCTCTGGTGGGTCATAAGCATCCCAGATAAAGCACACTTACCGTCCTGCATCTCCCACATATCTATAACGTCTTCAGTGGTTAGGTCGTACTGAATTCCCTGCTTGACGCGCTGAGACTTTAGCTGGCCGTTTAGAACTCGGAGGTAGGATTCGGGGGTGGCGGAGGTTTTTCTTGATCTTTGGAGGGTAACGCACTGCTGGCAAACTCCCCGCACAAAACCTTCTTTGAAGTGCTCAAACTGGGACAGCAGCTTAACTTTGTTGCACGAAGTGCACACTCGGGAGCCTTGCGACTCTTTCTTTGCTTTGGTTTCTCTAGGCATATTACTTTTCTACCCACAAAAGAAAGGGGGCCGTAGCCCCCAATCTTAACACCTTTTTGCTTCTTATGAAGCGCCGGGTGAACCGAAGATGCCCAGTGGGTCAGATACGCCGAAGCTGTATCGCTCACGAGCCTTGTATCGGCTGTTGCCTGTGTCGAAGTCTGCGTCCATGCTAGTTTGCATAGGTGAGCGGACAAAGTGCTTCAGGCCGTTAGGTACGTCAGTCATCAAGAACCACGCATTGGTGTCAGTCAGGTAGTTATTTACTGTGTAACCACCGGGGATTGAACCATTGTTGCGGATTGCGTTGATGTCGTTGTCCGCTGTAGACACACGAAGCTCAGTATCCAACAGGCGCGTTGCAACGAATTGCAGGCTTGGTGGGATAACCAGCTTAGAGGGCTTAGCAGCGATCAGGAGACCACGCTCATCAGTCCAACCAGCGATCTGGATAACGGCAGCTTCGAGTGAAGTTTCGTTAAGATCGGCTGCAACAGCAGGACGGTTTGAGTTAGTGCCACCAGAAACGAGTGGGTGGTCAGTCGCACACAGAGTCTTGCCGTCGCCGTAAGTAGTGCCGGAGAAAGCGTTGTTGAGGATGCTAGCACCCTTAACTTGCTTAGTGTACGCCATCGCACGTGCGAGAGCCTTCGTGTAACGTGAAGAGAGTGAATCGTAGAGGTTATCTTCGATTGCTTCTTCAGTCAGCGAGAAGCCCATTGCAACTGTCTCGTGTGTATAACGAGCAGTCCACGCTTCTTGTGCATTGTCATACTCGATTGCAGAACCTTCACCCTTAACAGGTGCGGCACTGAAACCGGACAGCTTAGTTTCTTCCTCGAAAGACCGCTCCGAAGATTCAGTCTCGAAGATTTCAGCAGCCTCGTCACCATACTTCTGGTATTCGAGACCAAAGAGGGCGTTTAGACCCGGTAGTAGCTCCTTAAGGAGTTGCGCTCTTGAAATAGCCATGTGCTAGTCTCCTTATACGCCAGTAGCTGAATTATACTGATGCGTGTTTAGCTTGACGATAACCTCGACAAACGCATCAGCAGCAGTTGCGGTTTCAGTAACTACGTCGATTACGCGTAGAGGTAGAGTAGCAGTAGTTGCTTCTGTACCCGCTTCTGCGGCTCCGGCTGAATTACCAGTTGCGGTGTCACCTGCGTTTATAACAACAGACATGTTCGAGCCTACGGCTGCGCGTGCTGCTGATCCTATTACGCCTGCGTCACTTGCTACGGCTGTCTTAAAGGCAACCATAGGGTCGTCTACTACGATAGCAAAAGCATCAGTGACGCTAGTGCCGGGGTAGTATTGATCTGGGGTGAACTGGCCCAGTGAATTGACGTACTGAACACCTACACATACACCCACGGCAACGCCGTCGTCTGCACCTGTAAATAGTTCTGCTGTGCCCGCCGTTACGAGTTTAACCAGATCACCGTTGAAGATAGCCGTGTTGTAGTCACTCGCGATAGGAATCAGGCGAGTTTGACCAGCGTAAGGCGTACCGTCAATGCGGTTTACCGGCTGAAAGCCGTAGGGAGCGCTGACTGTTGGATAAGCCATTTCTTAACTCCTAAAAAATTTAATTTCCGCTGCCGAAAGTAACCTTCGATTTCCTGTCGTGAAACAGAGGCATACGAGGATCATTTTCGCGCATCAGGTTATTGTCCACCGAGTGAATCTGCGATTCAGCTTGTTGCTGGTAGAACGCATTTCGCTCTTGGACAAGCTCTTCTGGGGCCTTACACAGCATCAAACCGCCAACGATGACATTATCCTTAAACCGCTCGTCAGAAACGGTGTCGGTAAATATCTCGGGGTGGTCTACCGCACGTACAGGTTCCCAGCCTTCACGTATCTTAGAGGAGACGTTAGTGGCGTCAGATTGACCGTTAGTTGAAATACGAACCCAGTGATAAGTGTAGCCGTCTTCAGGGGTGGGATCAGGCAACACAGTAGGTCGCGTCCACGCCGTCTTACGAACTTTCTTAGTACGGGTCTCAAGTTCTCTATCTAGTCTATTTTGAGCCATTATTGTTTCCTCATTAATGCAGCCTGTTGTTTGGCGTAATCTTCCAGTGGCACTCCAAGTTTTTTCGCGATAGCTATTTGTGACTGCGTTAACCTAATTTTCTTAGGTGCTGTGCTCCGCGTAGCGGGGGCAACCACGTTGCTAGATTTAGGCTTGGCCTGTACCTCTGGTTCGTCTTCTATCCCATCAT